GAGCGGTGGTCTGCTTCTATGCTGCTGCCAACCCAACATAATCCCTTTGGTTTGCGAGAGACCCAGGGAGATACCGACTATCCACTTTAGCCCAAACTTCACTAGCAACAATAGGATGATCCTGGTAAAATCTACTAACATCCATCAACTCTCTCATTCCTTTATCATATGTTAATATAAATGCCATTAACACATGCTCAGGTTTAGTCACTCCACTATAATCCCGAAATCTTTCAGGAAAAGCGAGGCGACTTATTAATTGTTTAGGATGCCTCCATCTTCCAGCATAGGTCCAGTAACGACTCAAAAACTTTGGATGACTCTTCGTCGAGCCCTCATTAGACTTATCATCGACTTTCACTATTAATCCGAAATTCTTGGAGATATATGTGGATAAATGCAATAAATCTACATCATTACCACAAAATATGATGTTATCGTCACCCATAGCCATCATATCATGCCTAGGAAAACCTATAGACATGAAATATGTATTCACAACTAATATATTCACCAAAGTGTCAATTATTTGTGTGAACATACTACCTGATGGTACTCCTTTATCGGAGTGAATGACTCCCTCATTAATGATAAAGTCTTTATGGATGAAGTCATGGACTATCACATCAAATAGTTCACTATCCTCATTATCCATTATAAAACAAGACCTAATCACGGAAAAGGCGTCTTCGATCAACCAAGAAGAAATAGTTTGATCAAAGGAAGAATAGTCAATTGACATATACTTCGGATAATGAGCTCTCCAATCTAAGATAAACCTAGATATTAGTGACTCATCTTTCCCACCCGCATACAATGATTTATTAACGAATCTGTCCTGAAATGGTTTACTAAACTTCAACTCCGCCATGATGAGACTAAGGTCCACCATGCTTACTACGCGAGTCTTATGTTTGCAAGTTCCAGTCTCATTACCATAATCGTCAAATTCACCACTAGCTTGCGTTCGATTACCCAGAAGTATCGGATAACCAAAAGTTCCATTAATTTTAGCTTCTTTCACATCCTGGCTAAATGTAGCATAGGCCTCTTCTAAGTTCTCACCCTTCTTCTTCTTACCTGACATAAGCCAGTAAGAGCCGCTATGGGTGTTAGACTTTGGAAGAGCTCTCCGCACGTCATCAATGCTATTATAAGAGAGTGGTCTTAATTTGGTGCCAGCAAATTGTTGCTTTAACCATTCTAGCGACTTCTGGTAGTTTTGATTCCACCTCAATGATGGATGGTCC